CAAAGTAAAGAAGCAGTTGCTGGGTATATGGCAAAAAACTCTCATGTAATAGATGAAATGATAGAAGCCGGTGTAGAAATATCAGGTGAAGGATTAGATTATTATAGTGCATTTAAAGATGGAACATTATTTACTCAAGTATTAGAAGGTGCAGACAAGCAACTATCAAAAGTACCGGGATTAGGTGCTGCTGTTGATAAAGATTTTGGTTTAGCAGGAATTACACAAAGATTTAATGAATCATTTGATGTGTTTGGAGATATAGCCAGAATAGAAATGTACTCAGCATTAAAAGATGTAGCTGTAAAAAAATCTATAGCTGGTGGAATTGGTAGGTCTGCAGTAGGTTTAGATACTGCAAATCCAGCTCAAAATGCAGATTTAGCTATGATGCAACTAGCTGATACTGTAAATAAAATGACAGGTGTATTTAGTTCAAGAGCTAGAGGAGCTGGTAGGTCTTCTGCAGCTTTAGATAGGTCATGGGCATTCTTTTCTCCTAGATATACTAGAGCTAGTACAGCATTAATTGCTGATGCTCTTATGGGTAGTTCTAATAGTGTTGCAGGATATGCAGCAAGACATACGTTATTTAAAATGTTAAACGTAGGAATGATGGGATATGTAGCTCAAGTAGAATTAAGAAGACAAATAGAAGAAGAACAGGGAGTTCCGGAAGAACAAAGAACTAAAGCTTATTTAGACCCTAGACCTGTATCTGAAGGTGGAGATGGTGGTAAATTTATGAAAATTAGAATAGGAAACGAAGAAAGAGAAAGTTTTGTAGGTATAGGTGGATTTTTTACTGGATTCTTAAAACTAGCATCTAATATAGCACTTGATCCCGGATTTAGAGGAGACAAATCAGATTCTCCATTATTTATGACAGATGAAGTAGGTAAAGGTACTACAGCTACTTTACTTAGTAATCCTGTAGTTCAATGGTTAAGAGGAAGGCAACCACCTACTGCTGGATTAGCATGGGATTACTTTTTAGGTCATGATTTTATAGGTAATCCTTTAGAAACTAAAACAGATTGGGGTAAACATTTAGGAAAGCAAGCTGTTCCTTTTTGGGTAGAACATGGATTTATGACTGGAGATGAAAGTCATTTTTGGGATAGACCAGCAGGTATGTTTGCTGAATTAGCTGGTTTTCAAGCAAACGAAGTTTCAGACTGGCAAGAATTGCAAGATTTAAAAGATGAATTAGCAATGAAACATCATGGAGTTATGTGGGAAGATTTACCTATATTACAACAAGAAGAAATTAAAATGGCTACTGTTGGAAGTTCTGATGATATTCAGGTTATAGAAGATAAAATATATGAAGAAAGAAAACAATATCCATTAGGAGATAAAGCTCAACGAGTTATGCCTGATTGGTTTAGAACTATAGATGAAATACAAGCAGAGTATGATAATGATGCTCAAGCAATAACTTCTGCTTTAAACAATAACGAAGTAGATGTATCTAAATATATAGAATATATGAACTCTATAAATAGAAAAAGAAGATTAGCTCAACAAGACCTTAAAAAAGAAGTTAAGTATCAGCCACTATATAAAAACTTTGAGTACCAAACTATAGATAAAAAAACTGGTGTTGCTGATTACTTTTTTAATGAATATATGAATTTAATATCAGATAATACTCAGTTTTCTTTATTACCTACCTCATTACAAGGTTTAAGTCTTATGGATTCTGACATGATAGATTGGGATGCTAAATCTGAAGCTGTAGCTAACTTTGAAGGTAGAGTTGGACCACAAGTAATGGAATATATAAATAAAAGAATGAATAGTAAACCAAGAGTAGGTAATGTACCACATCCTGTATATGAAGAATACTTACGAGGTAGAGAAACATATTTAAATGATTACTATCAAAGAGTAGAACAAGAAGCCTTAGCTATAAGAGGTGATGAAGCTATAGAACTATGGAACGGATACAAAAGAGCTTCGTACCCTGTAAGAGAAGAAATAGAAAAAACAAATCCTATAATTAAACAAATTATGCGTGATATAACTAAAGCTAGGCAACTACTTAGAAAAAACAACCCAGACCTAGATGCTTATCTATATAGATTTAATATAGGTGGAACCAGTAGTTTATTACATAGTTATAATAAATCAGACTATAGAAAAGGCGAGTTAGCTCAACCATTCCCTATGGAAAGGTATACTCCCGGCTTTACAACAGATTAAATATAGAGTTAAACTATAGACAATATAATTAAGTAAGTGAAAGGCTACGGCTAATGACTACCGAAGATAGTGCTAAGGCACAAGAACAGAATACTAATGAGGAAGCTAAGGCTACAGAACAAGTTAGTGATGATGTAAAAGACGCTGTTGAGGAAGCAGTTAATAATCCAGATACAGAGGAACAAAAACCTTTAACTCAGGCAGATTTAGATGCTTGGGCTGCTGAACGGAAAGCTGTGTTTGACCAAGCTCAAGGTAGAGCTCAGAATTTAACACAGGAAAAAATAAAAGAAGTTCAAGATGCAGCAAAAGAAGAAATTAGTTCTGCTGTTCAGGATTTAGAAGAATTGTTAGATGATGATGCTAAAGAAATGTTTAGGCAAAAAAGAGCTCAAAGAGAAGCTGATGAGCAACAAGCAGAAATGCAAGAAGCTATAAAGTTTTTTAAGGAAGCTAAAAGTAATGCCAACAATATGTCTCAATCAACATTGTCAAAAGAAGAACTAGGTTCTTTAGAAAATGGCATTAATGCTGTTGCTAAAAACTTAGGGGTTTCTGTTACTGCTAGAGATAATAGTGTGTGGAATGGTTGGACTGCAGATATGAATTATAATGATTCATTGGCTTTGGCTACTAAGAATATTAGTGCAATGACTAAATCTAGTCCTACTACTGAAACACCTAGAACTAAAGGTAACGTACCCCCTTCTACACAAGGAGCTCCTTCTACAGCCAAAAAGTTGTATAACAATCAAGCAGAATTAGCGAGAGCTTTTTCAACAGGCGAAATTGATTTACAACAATTCAAAGAATTAAAAAATAAACTTTAAATTAAAAGAGGAAAATAATGGCTACAGGATTGACGCTATCAGACTCATCGAGTCTGGAGGATATGAGTGCCATAATGATAGCTAACGCTATCGCCAATATCGAACCTGCTGGACCAACAAATCAGCTAGTTACTCGTTATGATATTCCTAAAGGAGTAAAACAAATTAATGTTCCTTTATGGGGTAGAAATGACGCTGCTGCTTTGACAGAGGGTGTAGATATTTCTGTTCCACAACAACTTGGTGTAACTGTAAGAAACCTAACTGCTACAGAACATGGTTTACTTACTTTTGTATCAGACAAACTTGTAAGACAGAATAACGAATCAGTTATGGCTCATATCGGAGAAGTTCAAGGAAACGCTGTTGGAAGATTACTAGAAAGCGATCTAATAACATTGTTTGATGGATTCTCAAAGACAGCACCGGGTGCAGGAAGCAATGGTACTTTTTACCATGTTGCAGGTGCTGTTTCGTACTTAAAAACAGATAACGATTCATCTTTTGGACCAGCTCCGGGAACACCTAATGGTGTATTCCACCCAGAGCAGATCAGAAGATTTGTGCAAGAATCTACAGGTATTCAAGGTGGAGGAACTACTGGTATGGCTGCACAGCCTATTCCAGATGGTTATTCTGCTGAAGTCCTAAAAACTTACTACAGAGGTAATGAACAGATATTTAACGTACCTATTTATGAATCTGGTGTAATTTCTAGGGATGGTTCTGGAGATTCTAAAGGTGCTATTTTCGCAAGAGAAGCATTAGCATTAGCAATGGAAACTGAAATTAGTGCTGAAGAAGAAAGAGACATTTCATTAAGAGGAACTGAAGTTGTAACAACAGGAAACTGGGGTGAACTTGAGATCGTTGATAATTGGGGTGTTGAGTTCTATTCTGCAACTGATGCAGTATTCACATAATAAGGAAAACACATGACTTCTGAAGCAGATATATTTGAATACCAAAGTAAAAGACCAGTATCTACAAGAACAGGTTTTGGTGGTTTAGATTTATCTGCAGAAGAAGGTCAATTCACCATCATTTATGATGGTTGGGATGGTTCTCCATTTAGAGTTAGAAACATAGAAGTTGATAGATATTTAAGTAAGACTAAAAGTCAAACTATAGTAGATAAAGATGGAAAGTTTAAAACTGTTGGTGAACCAATTCCAGCATTTGTGAAAAGTAAAGAAGAAGCCAAAGTTGTCTCTGGTGATGCGAAAGGATTTATAACCCCTAGCAGCACTAACGCATATCACAAGAAAGGTAGGCGTGGAGGCAAGAGAGCAAGGAGAAGAAATGCTACTAGAAACTAAAACAGTTGAATCAATTTGGAATGATACAGTTAATGCTATAAAGATAAGTGATGCTAAACAAACCTATGAGGATTATTTGGCTAAACATAATTTAGAAACATTACCCACTCCAGAATGGTCTGACCAAGTAGATATGGCATATTTTTGGTTGCAATCTAGCGTCAACGGACAGCTTGTCTGGGAAAAGACTAAGGCAAGGGCTACTTGGGATAGTGTTGTCAGGTTAATTGAGAAAGGTGCTCTCTTTGCTCCCCCTGAGGTAGAAGCAGAAGATAGAAGCACTCTCAAAGATGAGCAGCTCCCTGAATTAGAAGCAACTGAAGCTTCTTCAGTAAAAAAAAACTAGAAGTTTATAAATGTAACTTTAGGTTTAAGAATAATAGGGTGTGCCAGAGAGAATACCAAACTATGGGTAGATTTCTCACACACCGAAAGAAACATGGAGAATAAATACTATGACAGCAGGTACTAGACAATACGAAAGTGTTAATTCTACTACTACTACTATGTCTGGAAACGCAGATATGACTATCACTGCAGCAAGTGATAAGTTACAGATTGTTGATCCCGGTGGTAGTGCTAGAAACTTAGACCTTATTTTTGTTGATGCTTCTGAAACTGGTGTAACAACTGGTTTTGCTGAAGTATACATACAGAACGAGGCTGACGCAGACGAAGGTTTAACTATTAGAGATGGAAACAACTCTGATAATGCTATTGGTGTTCTTGACCAGAACGCCGGTGGATGGTTCAAGTTTGTTGGAGGACAATGGGTGTCTTCAACTTCTGGACTTAACTAAAAATTGAATAATATTATTGGTGGGTAGTTGAGTAAAATTAAAGTTCTAACTCCCAAATTAGTTCTCTCGTTTGATTCCTTCAAGAGCTACTCACCAGTAATTAATATATAAGGAGAAAAATATGTCTTTAGGGCACGAAAAATTAACTGTTGATGCTACTGTAAGAACATTACAGTCTGTTCCAACTGCTTCTAATTATGCAGTAGGTAAATGTGAAACAGCATCAATTAGATTTAGAACAGACGGTACAGACCCAGCAACTGCTACAGGTGTGTTAGTTGCAGCAAATGAAAACTTTAGAATTTACGGACAAGATGTTTTAAATCAAATTAAATTTGTTGAGGCTACAAGTACGGATGCAGTTATTAATGTATCTTATGGTACTGCTAACAATGGTATGCACGGCGTAATTGTTGGTTAGTATGTCAAACAAATCTAGTAATAAAAATATATATAAAAATACACCTGAAGTTACTTGGGTAGATACAACTATAGAAAAAGATGGCGTAAAAAAACAAGTTTTTATTCCTGATTCTAAAAGTGCTTATGGAGATAAAAAATCTGTAAAACAACTTACAGAAGATTTTGTAGGTAAGCATAGTGATAATGAATCTGCTATTAAAGCAGGAGAAGATGCCCAAAGACAATTAGAAGAAACTGATTTTAATTCTGTTATTGAAAAGATTAGACAAGACAAATGGAAATCTCAAAATAAAATGATGGACATGATGGTTCACACTGATAAAGTAACTGGAGAAACTACAGGTGCAACTATTACTTTTATGACTACAACTGGTGATGGACTAAGCTACCCTAGAAATGTACACTTAGACCAAACTCAAATACAAAAAGTAATAGAAAGAACCGATGGAGCTAAATAATGACTACTACAACAGTCAATACAATACTTCCAGAATTTGCAGACACTATAGGTGCTTATGTAGGCTCTTTTAGTACAACTACTACTATCACTACTAATACATCTGTTATATCTACAGGTTTAAGAGATATAGGTTTTACAGATGATGACGTACTAAATGATTTTTTTATAAGAATTACAAGTGGTAATAATGATGACGTAATAAGACGTGTATCTGATTACACAGGTAGTACAGGAACTATTACAATTACAGGAACTGATTTAACTGGTGATAGTGGTACAGGCACAACATTTGAAATTTATAGGTATGATCCTAATCAGTTAATTAATTCGCTTAATGCAGCATCAAGAAGGTCTTTTCCTACTTTGCATAAAGTAGTTCATGACAGAACTTTAACTACTTCGTATCAACAATACAGATATACAAGACCTTCTGCTATTATGCCAAAATACATAAGACAGGTATATATAATACCTAAGTTTGATGTAAAAACTTATTCTGAAAATATAATAAATGATTTAAATTGTGATTTTGAAACAAGTACATCAAGTGTTCCTGACAACTGGGTAGACTCAGCTAACATTACTGATGCAATAGAACTAGATACTACAGACCCTAATAATAATATGGTATATAGAGGTAATAGTTCAGCTAAACTAACTTGTGCTGCTAGTAGTACAGGAACTTATACTTTATCTGTTAGTAACCCTACTAATTATGAATCAGAGGAGTTAAACTTTTCTATATGGGTATATTCAAGAAACGCAGACCTTGTATCGCCAATGATACAAATAGATTCAGATTCGGTTGTTACAGGAACAGCCCATTCTGGAGGTGGTTGGGAAAGATTGACAGTATCTACGACAGCATCAAACGTAGGAAGCACAATAAAAGTAGGTCTGAGCTTTGCAAGCAACGGAAGTATCTATACTGTGTATGCAGACGAAGCTATGCTGACTTCTGGTTCAACTGAGGTTCCATTAGGAAACGAAAGAATAGTATATGACTGGAGAGAAGAAGGAGATTACTTTAGATTTTTAGGCACTCCTGTTAGTTTGTATCAAGTTCATGTAGTTGGGGTAGCTCATTTAGAAACATTAAGTTCTACAGGTACTACTACTATTACTTTAGAGCCACACCAAAGAGACTTATATTATTCTTACGCAGCAGAAAGGTTTTTTGAGGCTGAGCTAGATCAAACAAGTTTTGAAGATCAAACAGCTATATTAAGAACTATTCAGCATTATAGAAATAGAAGACAAGAAGGTGTTGGAGCTATGATGATGCCTTCTTTAAAACAAGGTGTAACTAGCTAATGCCAAATAATTATGATGTTAAATTAACAAAAACAGATGGAAGTTCTAATCAAGTATTAATTACATTAGATAGAACTGCTGATAGTGGGGGTTACTCTGTTGAGCATTTATCTCCAGACCCACCTAGACAAGCTATTGATGCAGCTAACTATCAACAACAATCTCCAGATTTAGGTTTAGTGTATGACCAAGATTCTTTTCATAGAGGTTTTGGGCAAACTATTATAGAACGATTTGATACTGCAGATACAGCCAATAGAGCTAGAACTCAATACTTTTATAGTGATGGAGTATTAGGAATGTTTAAAGGTGAAGCTACTATAGGATACCAAGAAGATGACGTAGACATTATATTAAGAAATGGTAGATTTGAAAGTGGCACTATAACAGATTGGACTGGCACAAATGTAACATTAGCATCAGAAACAGGAACAGTTAGAAATGGTACTTATAGTTTAAAAGCTACAGTTGGTTCTAATAACGGAACTATTACTCAATTATATAGTGGTAGTAGTACACCCCTGAGAAGCCGAGAAATGACGTTTGTAGCGTTTGTAAGACGTGAGAGTGGTTCAGGTACCATAACAGCTAAGATAGTCGATTCTGAAGGTACTACGACAGGCACATCATCTACATCAGCAGCAGCAAGTGATTGGGAAGTTGTTTATGCAACAAGAACTATTGACTCTAGTGCAACAACTATTACTTTTAATTTAACAGCTAGCACAGCAGATGACATATTTTATATAGATGATATTGGTGTAGTACTTACTGGAGGAACTACTTTTACTACTCCTTTAGAATTTAAGAATAAAGTTTACATAGCTTGTGGTAGAGCTTTATATGAATGGGATGATAGTAATGTATATTGGAAAGCAGTATATGTTGATGCAGCATATGCTATAACTGATGTAGAATCTTTTGGTGGAGCTTTGTATTTAGGTTTTGGAACAAGTCAGGTTTATTACAGAAGTACAGACGCTTCTACATTTGCTGTGCCTTCTACTAATTCAGGCAATGGTAGGTATGCAGAATATTTTTCTAAAGGTAGAAACGCAAGTGGTAACTTAGCGTTATTTAAAAACAGAACAAATCAAATATCAGTATCAACTGACCCAAGCGATACAGCTAACTGGGGAACAGAAATAGAATGTGGCGATTCTGATAGAGATGTAACTAATTTATTTTCATCTAATGATATTGTATATGTAGGCAGAGAAGATGGATTGTTTGCTTATGATAGGTCAACTAATAAATTTAGAGATTTGCAACCAGAAGCTAATTTTTTTCCTGATGTTGATAACTTTGCAGTAGCAACAGGTAGGTCAGGCTCTATATTTGCATCAGGTGGAGACCAATCATTTTGGCAAATACAATCAGGTTTTTTTGATGGAGCTTATCAATGGAATGATTTGTCATATTTATTTAAAGCTTCGGGTGTGTCAGGTTTTGGTGGGAGAGTATCAGCTTTAGCACAAGATAGAAATAATTTATTTGTTGCATTAGCTGACGATTTAGAAGCAGAAACTTCTTTTCCTTATACTTTTCCATTTAGTTTTGCAGGTGCACAAAAATCTCAAACTATTAGATTGCTTAGTGTAAGGTCTCAACAAGAAAGTGCTGGACAACAGCCTGAAACTATAGCACATACTATATCTACTTATAATGTAAGCTCTATATCAGCTATGGGTAAATTTAAAGGTGATGTAAGAACAAGTTTATTTGTGTGTGGGAATAAATCAGAAGATGCTTTATCAGCTATATCTAATGATACTTTACCTAGAATTATAAGAGTTCGTATGCCTATTAGAAATGAAAACCCTTCTATTAACTCACTCACAGAACAAAGATTAACTGGGAATCTATATACAGGTTATCTTAATTTTAACTTTCCAGATGTAAATAAATCTGCTGTTAAGTTAAGTTTAACTGGACAAAACTTAGATTCTAATAAGTATATTACTGTATTTTATAAAACTGATGACGCTACTAATGATGATAGTTCTGGATGGACTGTGTTTGGAACTAACGGAAAGTTTACATCTTCAGGTCAAACTATAACATCTGATATACAAGTTAATTTTAAACGTATTAGATTTAAGATAGTTTTTACAAGTAACAGTAATGGTTCTGGTCCAAAACTAACTGGTTTTGTATTTCATTCTATGTGGAACCCAGTAGAATATAGACGTTGGATAGTTGGAACTAAACTAACAGATAGACGTAGTTTATCTATGCGTAGAGTTAGAAATAATACTTTAAGACTAGCTGACCTTAACAATCTGGAGACCTTGAGAAAAGAACCACTTATACTTTATACTGATATAGATGGCAGTAGTCATTATGTAAATATGCGTTACGCAGATGAACTAATAAGAAGCAGAACGCAATCTACTAGAAATATTAAACAAGAACAAACTAGAAGGTTGCTACTACAACTTACGGAGGTTAAGACTAGCTAATGGCAAAAGAATTTAAACATGATAGCGTAGGTACTCAGCTTACACAAGCAGAGTATGAAGCAAATGCTGGACACGTTATAGCTTCACAAGCAGTTGGAGATATAGTATATGCTGACACAACTACCCAATTAACAGGGTTAGCCATAGGAGAACAAAATCAGATACTTACTGTTAGTTCTGCTGGTAAACCTGAATGGGTAACAAGTATAACTTTAGGTGATGGTGATGCTGAAGATGTAGCTTTAATTATAGATGGTAATGCAATAGATTTTCATATTGGTTTAGATGATAGTTCTGATGACTTAGTTATAGGTACTGGTTCTACATTAGGAACAGCAACAGCAATTAATATTGATGGTGGTGGTACATTAGCTACTACTTTTTATGGAGATGTAACACTAGGTGGAACTACTCCTACTTTAACAATAGGAGACGCTGGAGCAGAAGATACTGCAATAGTATTTGATGGTAACGCCCAAGATTTTTACATAGGACTTGATGATTCTGCAGACGATTTAATAATAGGTTTAGGTAGTACAGTAGGTACTACTCCTGCAATTTCAATAGACGAAAATAGAAATGTTACTTTTTCTGACGGAAGTATAGATATAGATATAGCATCACATGATACTTCTAATGGATTAAAACTAGGAGGTACTTTAGTTACTTCTACTGCAGCAGAATTAAATATACTTGACGGCGTAACATCTACAGCAACAGAGCTTAATATTATAGATGGGAATGCAACTGTTGGTACTACAACAGTAGCAGATGGAGATGGAATAGTAACTAATGATGCTGGAACTATGCGTCAAACTACAGTTCAAACATTTGCTACATACTTTGCTGATGAAATAACTGCTATGTCTAACTTAGTTACAACAGGAGCTTTAAACTCAGGTTCAATTACTTCTGGTTTTGGAAGTATTAACATAGGTAGTTCAGCTCTAACTACATCGGGTACTACAGATTTAGGAGCTACTACAGTAGATAGTTTAAGTGTATCTGATGCAAACATAACCAATGTAGCAGATATAGCACTAGATAGTATTAGTGCTGATGGCAATGATATTAATATTGCTATGACAGATAACAGAGGTTCAGCACTTACTATTAAAGAAAGTACAAACTCTTATTTAACATTTGCTACTACTAACAGTAGTGAAAAAATACAAGTTCACAAAGCATTAGATATTGATGCAGCTTCTGATTTTGGTAGCAATGCTATGACTAATGTAAATATAGATAGTGGAGCAATAGATGGAGTAACACTAGGTTCTAACTCAGCTATTACTACTGCTACTATAGATAATGTAATTATAAACGGAACTACCATAGGACATACTGATGACACAGATTTAATTACTTTAGCTGATGGTATAGCTACAGTAGCTGGAGAAATATCAGTAACTACACTAGACATAGGTGGTACTAATGTAACAGCTACAGCTGCAGAACTAAACTTACTAGATGGTGGTACATCAGTAGGTAGTTCAATAACATTAGCAGATGCTGACGGTGTTGTAGTAAATGATGGTGGAACAATGAAAACTATTCCTGCATCAGATTTAAAAACTTATGTAGATGCAGGCGATATTACAGGCGTAACAGCAGGTACAGGTTTATCTGGTGGAGGTACTTCTGGTGGAGTAACTCTTACAGTTGCAGCAGCTCAAACAGGTATTACATCTATTCATGCTACAGATTTAATAATAGGTGAAGATGCACAAACTGCAATAGATTTTGGCACTGCTAATGAGATTGATTTTAAAGTAGACAATGCTAACAGATTAACTCTTGATACTGGTGCATTATATCCTGCAACTAATAACCAAATAGACTTAGGTACAAGTTCACTTGAATTTAAAGATGCTTTCTTTGATGGCACAGTAACAGCAGATGCCTTTGCAGGTCCTCTTACAGGTAACGTAACTGGTAATGCAAGTGGTACAGCAGCTACAGTAACTGGAGCAGCACAAAGCAACATTACTTCACTTGGAACACTTACTACTCTTACAGTAGATAATGTAATTACGAATGGTACAACTATTGGTCATACAGATGATACAGACTTGATGACGTTGGCAGATGGTTCTCTGACTCTTGCAGGTGATTTAAAACTAGCAGATGGTAAAAATATAAACTTAACAACTCCATTGCTGGCAGGTACAGACGAAACTGCAACTGGTATTACTGCACAAATGAAAGCAGGTGCAGCAATAACTGCATTTCAATTAGTATGTATACATTCAACAACACAAGAAATAGTACCAGCAGATGCTAGTGCAGCAGCAACATCAAGAGCTATTGGTTTAGCATTAGCAGACATAGCTGATACTAATACAGGAACAATATTATTACATGGCTTTTTTAGGGATGATACATATACCTTTACTACTGGTGGAGTATTGTTCTTATCAGAAACTACAGGTGCTTTGACACATACTGCACCAACCACAGGCGATGCTTTCGTACAAGCAGTAGGTATAGCATTATCTCCTGATGTAGTCTTTATAAATCCTAGTTTAGACGTAATACAACACGCATAATGGCAAACGAAGTAAAAACAGTAAATAGTATAGCAATAGCAAACATTAAAAATCTTAATGGAATTACAGATTCTAATTTAAAAAATTTTAATGGTGAAGAATTTACTGGCTCAGTAAGTCCAACTGCTTTTACAGTAACTAATTACCAATTTAATAGTGGTAGAAGTTGGGGTACTGAATTAGCTTGGGATCCTGATACTGACACATTAATAGTTATGTATGGTGATGATGGTAATGGCGATTACCCTACATACAGGTTAGGCAAGCTAAGTGCAAATACAGGTGATATAACAATAACTTGGCAAAACGAAGAAGCATTATCATCAGCAGGAGCAGGTTATCATCAGAAACCTGTATACGATACTGGTAACGACAGAATGGGTTTAATTTTTTTAGAAAGTGGTGCTGATAGTAGCAACAGATACAGAATTGCATTCGGCACTATAAGCAATAGTGGTTCTACTCCAAGTATGAGTGTAGGAACACATGAAACAATACACGCTACAAGTGCTGGTAATTATAATCAAGGTGATGTAAGTAGTTTAGCAATTTACTGGTCAGAAATGGGTGCTATTGTTACAGCATTAGAATATGGTGATGACGATAATGATGCTAACTTTGTTAAAGCATTTAAAGTTAACACAAGCGATAATAGTGTTATTACAAGTGGCAACAATGAACTTATGTTTGCTGATACTAGTGGAGAATTTTATCAAATGGTATATGACGAAGATATAGGTAGAATAGTTATATTTAGCTTACAAAGTCCATCAAGCACAAACACTATTTTTGGAAATATTTTAGATTTTGATAGTAGTAGCACTAATGGTCTTACATTAGAACTAGAACATTCGTTGCCGGGCACATCATTATTTCTTGCAAGTGCAGGTAAGAGCTATGATATGGGTGAATGGGGTTGTTATAATACAAGTGCAAACATACATCATCTTTTAATTACTGAAACTTCTGATAGCACTAAAAAAATTCGTAATGTAAAGATTAGTGGTTCTGATGGTTCTTTCACTATGGACCCACACACAACTTATGCGTTAGATATACCTTCAAGCAGAGATGACTACACAACAATTTGGTTTAACCAAGTAAGAGGATTAATGGGTACAGCAGGTACAGATGGCACTAGCAGTAGTGGTGTTGCAGTAAAAGCATTAGGATATACTTTTACAGAAGATACAGGTACAGAAGCTAACAGTACCTTTACTGCAAATGGTTCAGAACAAACTTTAGTAATAAGCAACCACAATACTTACTATGGTAGGTATTTAAGTTTTCCAGTAATATCAAGTCAAAGTGATATGCACACAGGTAATCTTGGAGCAATAATGTCCTTTTATGGTGGTTCAAGAACTAATGAAGGCGTAATAGTAGGTTTTGATACAGGTGGATAATGGCTACAGCATTTAGAAGAAAATCAGATAATAAAGTTGTAGTTTTACTTACATACCTTCCAGACATAAATAGTATAAATTTTACAAGTACAAATATGTTTTGCACTATGCAGAATGGTGCAAAGCCAGTTACTTTTCAAGATGTTAATACAAATGATTTTGAAAGAATAGATGATGTAACTGCACCTACATCTTTTTTTGGTAATGCTATGACATACATAGATGGAACTTGGGCAGTAGATAATGCTTATGTTACATTAATAAATAATCAAAGAGCAGCAATGCGTATTGATGAACAGATAAATCCACAGGTATAGGGAAAGCAAATGACTGAAGAATTAAAAACACAAATTGAAAATTTAACTACATTATTAACTATTAGAAATAATAAAATAATGGAATTAGAATTACAAATATTACAAGCTAATAAATTAATAAACAAAAAAAAGGAAACCAAAAATGCCAAGAGGTAAAGGAACTTATGGGTCTAAAGTTGGAAGACCTAAAAAGAAAAAAAATGGAATGATGGGTGCGATGGGTAAAAATAAAATGAAAAAAAGGAGAAAGTAATGAAAATGACTTTTGACGAAGAACCTAAAAAGAAAGCTGGGCGACCTAAAAAAGAGGAAGCTAAAGTTGAAGATAAGGTAGAAGAAACAGTAGAAGAAACTACTAAAGAAGAAACGGAATAATGATGAAACTTTTTACATCACTAATGCCTTTAATACCACAACCTTATAAAAACATAATTAAATTTTTTATTAAGGTTTTGAACAATGTTGATTCTAAAGAAGAATTAACTAGAATAGGCAAAAAATTTGAAGAAATAACTTCAGATGAAAAAATAACAGTAACCGAATGGACTGAACTAGGTGGCAAAAACTATCTAGGTATACTAGGAGGTATAAATGGCAAAGGCAAAAAGAAAGCCTAAAAAAGGTTTATACGCTAACATTCACGCTAAAAGAAAAAGAATAAAAGCAGGTTCTGGTGAAAGAATGAGAAAGCCGGGAAGCAAAGGTGCACCAACAGCTAAAGCATTTAAAAAATCTGCTAAAACAGCAAAGAAAAAATAATGGTTAAGAAAGCATTTCAAAATCCTAAGGGTGGTCTTAACGCTAAAGGTAGAGCACATTTTAAAAAAACTGAAGGTGCTAACCTTAAAAGACCATTGAAAAAAGGTACTTCACCTAGACGAGTTAGTTTTGCTGCAAGGTTTGGAGGTATGAAGGGTCCGATGAAAGATAGTAAGGGTAGACCAACTAGGAAAGCATTAGCTCTTAGAGCTTGGGGTTTTAGAAGCCCAGAATCTGCTAGAGCTTTTGCAAGAAGGAATAAAAAGAAAAAATGATGGGTAAATTTAGACCACAAATATTTTTAGCTATAATAGTTCTTGGAGTATTAGCAATAGTAGGACTAATTGAAGG